CAATTCCAAGGACGGCCCGGTCACCATCTGGTCGCGGCATCTGGCCGAGTCGAACTTCTCGGCATTGTTGTGGAACTGGCTGGTCGAGAGCGACGCCGCGTGGCGTTCGCGCTCACTCGCGATGCAGCTGTGGGAGCCGCCGACCGAAGTGCCGCCGCAAGGCACCGGCATGATCAACTTCACTCCGCCGGCCCCGAAGACCGAGGCCCAGCGCTCACCGTCGCAGCCGGCGCATCGCAACGCGACTACCCAGGCGCAGCGCGACGCCGGGCGCGCGCAGCCCCACAAATAGGTGAACCCCATGCCTGAGCGCCCCATCGAGCGTATCGAGCAGATGGACCTCGTCCCGCCGGGCGAGGTCGGCGAGACCAAGTGGACCGGGCGGGGGCGAATGCTGGGGGCACCCGCCCCCACCACCGACATGCAGCAGCCGTCCCGGCCGCATGACCCCTTCCCTAACCCGCCGGAAGACGTAGTGCCGGAAATCCAGATGCCGCCGGAGCCCACCCAGGAACACTCGTGGGGCGGCCCCTTGGGCCGCCGCAAGGCAGAGGGAGGACGCCGTGGCTGAGATTACCCTCCTCGACCTCGACGCCGCCGGGATCGATCTCGACGAGCCCTGCCCGCCCGATTTCATGCAGTTCGTCTACGAGAACTCGCAGGACGGGTACCTGACTTTGTGGTCGCATGTGTTGTCGGAACCCGGCGGCCCGGCGCGTATCCAGAAATGGTTTGACGAGGGGCTGGAGGAGTATCGCAGCCGCAAGGTCCAAATCCAGATGGCGCCGCCCACCCCTAACCCCCCATCGGGCGACAACGTGACGGAAGTCACTTACCCCGAGGGGTCGACCGAAGCACCGGTCAATGTCGACGTGCCGCATGTCTATGGCGGCAGCGCGGTTGGCGATACCCTCACCTGTACGATGGGCAACTGGCAGGGGGTGCCGACGTCGTACGCTTACGCTTGGTCGACCGGTGCCACTGGGGAGACCTACGTGGTCCAGGCTAGCGACGCGGGTACGTCGATCACCTGCGTAGTGACTGCGACCAACAGCGCCGGCAGTACCGAAGCGCCGCCGTCGAACGCGGTGCTGATTTCGGGGGCGCGGGCCAGCGGCAGCCGGCGCGAGTACCCGAAAGAAGAGAGGCGAGAATGAACGTGGACAGCACCTCCGACGAGCGCGTCACGAACAACGTGATGCGCCACGAGTACCGCGTCCTCACCGAGCACGAAAAGCTGAAAATGCAGCTTATCAAAGATCAGGGTAAGGACTTCTACGATTACTGCACCGAGCTAGGGAACAGCCGCGAGTTGTCCCTGGCGAAGACGAAGATCGAGGAAGCGGTCATGTGGGCGGTTAAGCACCTGACGAAGTAGCCATCATAGCTCACCCTGAACTATCGTGCACTCCTCAAAGAAGCGATAAAACCAAATGACATTCACCTGGAGTTACAGCAAACTAAAAAGCTTTGAAACTTGCCCTAAACGCCACTACCATTACGACATCGTCAAAGACGTCCAGGAAGCCGACTCGCCGCATTTACGCGAAGGCAGTGCATTGCACAAAGCTTTCGAGGAGCGGGTACGCGACGGCAAGACCTTACCCCTACCCTACGCCCACCACGAGCCGATGCTGGTCAAACTGATCGAGTCGCCCGGCGACACGATGGCCGAGCAGAAGCTGGCCTTAACCGATAAGTTCAAGCCGACCGGGTTCTTCTCCGCGAATGTGTGGCTTCGCACCGTCATCGACTTTTGTAAAGTTAGGCCGAAATCCGCTATCGTGGTGGATTATAAATCCGGCAAGGTGACTGACGACGAGACCCAACTGGCGCTGGCTGCTGCCACCTTGTTTCACTACGCACCGGGGATCGAGGAGGTGAAGGCAGCGTTTCTCTTTGCCAATAACGACAAACTGATCGCCAAGACCTTCCACCGCGACGGGCTCCAAGGAATTTGGCGCGACATACTCCCTCGGGTACGGAGACTGGAAGATGCCACGGCAGAAAACGAGTACCCCCCAAAGCCCAGCGGCCTTTGCGTTAGATATTGTGGAGTTCAAAGCTGCCCTCACTGGGGAACCGGCAGCCGCTGGTGACGGTATGACCGACTTACAGTTGCAACGGCAACGCGAAGCCTATATGTGGCTGCGCCACCGGGGCATCGAGATGCCACACACGCTGTCGAGGCGCTGATGCCACGCCTCTATGACCGGGTCTACGCCCAGATACCCCGGCAGTTATTGGGGCGGCTCGATGTCATGATCCGGTCGGACCCGTATTACCTGCGGGTCGAGGTGATCGTCGCTGGTAAAGATGGCGTGCTATGGCCCAGCGGCCCACTCGATGTGACGCTGGATAACGGGGCATTCGTCGACTGCAAGCTCCCGGATTGGTTTGTCGGGCACATGTGCTCGATCCCGATAGACGAAGACAAGTTGCTCGGTAAGTTGTGGGACAGCCTGCACGACTTACCTGACAGCCCAACGTATTGATAGTCCAACGATGATCGAAAGGTCAATCAAGCGAAAAATTCGTGGCGTCCTGAATAAGTACCGGGCGCACGGAATTTACGTCTACATGCCAGTGCCCGGCGGCTATGGCGAGTCAAGCCTGGACTATCTCGGCTTTATCTACGGGGTGGGCTTCGCGGTCGAGGCGAAAAGGCCCAAAGGGAAGCCGACGCCCCGGCAAGAGGGTATTATTGAGAGGATACAGGAAAGCGGAGCTATAGTATTCGTTGTATCCGACGACAACAGCCTTGAAGAACTTGACGGTTGGTTACTGCGTACCGTACAATATAAAAAACCATCGGATGGTACTCATGTCTTACGACTGGCTGGGCAAAAAGCCCTGGGCGATCCAGCGGACGACGACCGCATTGTTGGCGCGGTCCCCTCGCGCCTACGTCCTCAACGAATTCGGTACCGGCAAAACCCGTAGCGTTATCTGGGCCGCCGACTACCTCAAGAAGACGCAGAACATAGGCCCGGTGCTCGTATCAGCGCCGTTATCTACCCTATCGCCGGTGTGGGAGAGCGAAATATTCAAACTCGACCCACGAGCGCGGGTCCAGATTTTACATGGGTCGAAGAAGGAACGCTTGGACCGGCTCGCCAGCAAGGCCGACTGGTATATTATAAACCATCACGGTCTCAGCTTGATCGAAACTGCGCTGATCGCCAAGGGGTTCTCGGTGTTTGTCATTGATGAACTGGCGGTGTTGCGCAACTCGCGGACATTGTGGTGGCGGGCAGCACAGAAGATAATTTACTCCGGGAGTAACGTTAAATACGTGTGGGGATTAACCGGCTCGCCGACCCCTAAAGCCCCGACCGATGCGTGGGCACAAATTAAATTACTCACGCCGGGGAACACCACTCGCTCGTTCACCCGGTTCCGCGACCTGACGATGCAACAGATTACTCAGTTCCGCTGGGTGCGCAAACCGGGGGCGAAAGATTTAATCCACCAGCAGATGCAGCCGTCGGTCCGATTCTCTCTCAACGATGTGACCGAGCTACCCGTGACCACCTACCGCAGCTATCGCATCGACCTGGAACCGCTGGCTGCCCAAGCCTATAAACTGATGCTCGATAAATTACGGATGATGACCGAGAAGGGTACGATCACCGCCGCCAACGAGGGCATTCTGCAGTCTAAACTCTTACAGGTAGCTTGCGGGTTTATTTACACCGACGACAAGGGCGTGCTGCGGCTGCCGGTGCAGACCCGGCTCGACGCGTTGTTGGGTATCGTAGAAAGTACGCAGCGCAAGTTCATCGTCTTCGTGCCCTTCGTCCACGCGTTGGAGGGGGTGGCCGAGCATCTGATTAAGGCTGGCGAAGACATTGCCGTCGTGCATGGGGGGACACCTGTCGGGCATCGTAACAAAGTGTTCCGGGGGTTTCAGGAGAACGAAAGCCCAAGAGGCATTGTTGCACACCCCGGCTGCATGGCGCACGGCCTTACTCTAACCGCTGCGAACACCATTATCTGGTATTCGCCGACAAATAGTTTCGAGACCTACGAGCAGGCGAACGCTCGTATTGTCAGGCCAGGGCAAACATCGCGCACGTTGATCGCGCACCTCGTGGGCACATCCGTGGAACGGGCTGTTTATAGTCGTCTTCAGGACCGCAAATCATTTCAGGGATTACTGTTGGATTTATTTCACCGCCAAGACGCGACTTGACGGGGATGGGACGCGCGCGTATTTCTATGGGTGGTAGTGGGTCTCCAGGCCCAGGTTCCATCCGAGTACCTCAAGCGGCGCGCCTCCTGTTCCCCTGGGCGCGCCGCCTTTTTCTCGGATGGGCGCATGAGAGCTAGATATACCCAGGAGATTGAGGTCGACGGTTGGACCCGGATGATTCCGGTCGCTCCCGCCTATCGGATTGCGTGCTGCGATTGCGGCCTCGTCCACGACCTCGAATTCACGCTTGATCAAGACGATCAAATCTATATGCGGGCAAAACGTAACCGTCGCGCCACGGCACAACGACGCCGACATCTCAAAACCTGGAGGAGCCCATGACCCCCGCCGAAATGACCAAGAAGTATCTGCTGTTGCGCGAGCGCATCAAGCAGATCGAAGACAAACACAAGGCGGAACTCGCGCCATATCTGGATATGAAGTTCCAATTGGAGACAGCGTTACTTGACCACCTCAACCAGAACGGCCTAGATTCTACCAAGTGCTCAGACGGCACTGCGTTCAAGTCCACCGTAACCTCGGTGACGGTACGGGATTGGCCCGCCACCTTGGGTTACATCCGCAAACACAACCTATGGGACCTGCTTGAGGCACGGGTCTCAAAATCCGCCGCTGTCGAGATCATCGCCGACACGTCAAGGCCAATCCCCGGCGTTGAAGTCACCCAGGCGACGGTGTTGCGGGTTCGCACAAGCTAGGCATACACTCACCATCAACCCTATAATATCGGAGAAATCATGGCAAATTCGTTAACGTCACTGGACCGTGGGCGGCCGTCCACATTAGCGCGTCACCGGCAGGGGTCTCCCCTTCTGGGTAACGCCAGACAAGGGCTGGCCCCGTCCTTTGCGGTGGTGACCTACAAGGGCCGCAACTTCCGCCTCAAGTACCGCACCGAAGAGCAGATCGTCCGCGATGACCGGGGGCGGGCGGCCACTTATATCGACACGGTAATCGTCGGGGTATCACCTAATATCTCGCGCCAGTATTTCCCTGACGCCTATGTCGAAGGCGCCAGCGAGGGGCCGGCGTGTTACTCGACCGACGGCAAGGTGCCGGATGTCGGGGTGCCACAACGGCAGAACCCGGTCTGCGGCACCTGCAAGCACTCACAGTGGGGGTCACGTGTGACCGATGCGGGGAAGCGCGCCAAGGCGTGCCAGGAAACCCGACGGCTGGCAGTCGTGCCCCTCCAAAACATCGAGAACGAGTTGATGGGCGGCCCGATGATGCTGCGGGTGCCGCCGATGTCGCTCTCTAACCTGTCCAACTACTCGGACTTCCTCGCCAGCAAAGGGGCCAGCTTCGAGACCGTCGCCACCCGCATCGGGTTCGACGAGAACGTGGCGTACCCGCGCCTCACCTTTGAGACGCTGGACTGGCTCGACGACGACCAGCAACTGGCGGCCACTGGCGAAGATGGCAGCGGTGGGGTGTGCGCCAGCCCGCTGATCGAGCGGATGCTGGGTGGGGTCGAGGTCGAGGTCTCCGACCAGAACGCTTCGCCGCAGTCGCCGCCTCGTCGCGCGTCCGAGGAGCCAGCCCCCGCACCTCGTCGCAAACCGCAGCCTCCAATGGAGTTGCCGGCGGAAGGAGAAGAGACCGAAGAAGACGCCGATGACGATGACGAGGAGGAGGCCCCGCAGGCGGCGGCCAATCCCTTTATCGAAGAGGTGACACCCCCACCTCGCCCACGTGGCCGCCCGCGCAAGGAGGGCAACGGCAAGGCCGCGCCGCAGCTCGCCATCGAAGCCGACATGGAGTCGGCGCTCGACAACCTCTTGGGTGAGTCCAAGTCCCTGTAAGGGATAGCCTCATGGACGCGTTTGAGTTTCTGGAACGCGTCGTTGCACCGGGCGCTTACTACGCCTTCGCGTATAAGCGCCCGGATGCGGCGGGGCTACGGCATAAATTCTTCAAGCAGACCGACCGCAAGGCGGCAGCCGATTGGCTGCACCACATGTCCAACACCTGCGATGTGTGGCATGGCGTAGCCAGCTTCAAAGCCGCCGGCTCGCGTACCCAGGCGAACGCCGAAGCGCTACAGGTTTTCTGGTATGACGCAGACATCGCACGGCCGGGCGACGGTAAATCACCGGCGAGTGTCTGGCAGACCCACCTCGAACTGATTACGTGGGCTTGGAGTGTGCGCGACCGCCTGCCCATGCCGAATTTGTGGATTTGCTCGGGCTACGGGGTTCACTTCTACTGGGTACTCGATACCCCCATTCCCGCCGCCGAATGGTTAGGTCACGCCAAAGCGTTTCGTGACTTGTTAGCATCGTGTGGGGCGCGCGGTGACATTGGCATATCCGCCGACAGCGCGAGGTTGCTGCGCCCGCCCGAGACGTTTAACTACAAAGTCCCAGAAAATCCCGCGCCCTGCTGGGAGATGACGGCAGGGCAGCGCAAACTGAACTTACCCAAGTTCTACAAGACTGATGAGTTCTTGGCGCTGCTGAACCCTGGAGTAACGCCACCGCTGGGGCCACCACCTAAACGAAAAATTAGTACCGCCTCGCTAGAGGCGGCGAAAGCCAACCTACCCCGGCCACCGCCGTCGGACTTTGGCATTGTCGCAACCAAATGCCTGCAGGTTCAGAAGAGCCTGGAAGAAGAGGGTAAGTTCGACGACCGCACCCTATGGCATCTCCTCGTCAATCTCGCGTACTTCTGCGACAACCGGGACATGGCGCATGCCATCGGACGGAAGCACAAGAAGTACAGCGAGGACGACACCGACGCCAAGTTCGACCAGACCGCGAGCGAACGCCAGTCCAAGAAAGACTTTGGCGCGCCGACATGTCATAGCCTGAACGCAGCCCGGCTCGGGGTGTGTGACAATTGCGAGTTCCGAAACAAGGTTAATTCTCCCTACTCGCTTGGCTGGTCGGGGGAGTTACCGCTCGGCTTTAAGCAATCAGAGGAGGGTATTCAGCGAGCCGACGGTACCCCCTTGGTCGGCGGCCTCGCTTCCAACGCGCAGTTGTTTTATCTGGGCGACGATATCGGGTATCAGCTGGTGTTCGACTATACCTTTGGTGGGCGCACGACGGGGGTCCGCATCAACGAGGGGAATGTAAGCTCGACGATTGATAAGATCAGGCATGTCTTTGGCAAACAGGGTATGTCGCTGGATCGTAAGACCACGGTCGCCTTCTCGGATTTCATCATGGCATGGATACGCGAACTCAAGGACGCCTGTCGTGCGGTTGACGCGCCGCCACCCTTTGGCTGGGTTCACAACGAAGGCGGCGGATATCTGGGGTTGTCGGTTGCGGGTACGTTTTACCGGGTCGATGGCACTGAGGGGATTGCCCAGCCCGGCGACCCGGCAATCCACAAAAACTACACGCCCAAGGGCGACATCAGGGCGTGGCGAAAGTCTTGCGAGTACGTGATCGGCGATAAGCTGGAACTTCACACCCTCGTCGGTGCGTCTTTCGCCGCGCCCTTGATGGAATTGATCGGCGAGTCGGGGATACTTTCAATCTGGTCTAAGTCGTCGGGTGCGCGCAAGACGTCTGCATTCCGGGTTGCCACCGCCGTCTGGTGCAACCCGATCACGGGTATGTCTGCCATCAAGGACACCACCAATTCGGTCCAGCAATCCCTCGGCGAAACCAGGATCATGCCGGTGTTCTGGGATGAGATACACACCGTCAACAAAGACCAGATCGCCACGATGGTGGAGATGTTCTTTAACATCACTCAAGGTAGAGGGCGGGCTAGGCTCGATCAGCGGATGGAGCAGCGCACCGTCGGCTACTGGCGCACGTTGCTCATCCTCAGTTCCAACAAGCCCAACGCCGAGATGATCGAGCAGGACCGCTCGCACACCAATGCCGGCGCGTTGCGGCTGTTCGAGTACCCCATCGAGCCATTCGGCGGGGCCGATCCGGAAGCGGTATCGACCGTGAAGCTGGTCGAGAACAATCATGGCCAAGCCGGGCGGGTCTACACCAAATGGATAACGCAGAACCTCGACACGGTGCAGGCGGTCATCAAGACGATCCGTACCACGCTCTACATGGACGTGCCGAATATCAAACCAGAGGAGCGGTTCCACGTCGCCACCATCGTCGGCATCGTCGCGGGCGCGTGGATCGCAGGTAAGATCGGATTGGTTACATTGGACTGGCAGGGCATTTACGGATTCCTCAAATCCCGGTTGCAGGACATCCGCACCGGACGGCAGGACGAGAACCCCGACGACGAGGGGCAGCTGGTCTCGACCAAATTCGAGAAGTTCGTGTCCGACCACACCAAGGACACCCTGGTCACACAGAGTTTTGTCGCCAGCGGGCGGCCCAAGCGAGGCGGGTTGATGGATGACCGGGTGAAACTGGTCAAGGGCCTAGCCATGCCGGGCCGCGCACTCATACACATCAGCCTCGACGACCGGGAACTGCGCTTCGACCACAACGCCTTCAAGGCGTGGTGTTTGAAGACCGGCCAGTCCCACACCTCCATGTTCGACATGATGAAAAAGGTCTGGTCGATAAAGATGGTACGAGCGGTGCTCGCCATCGGCACCGAGTGGTCGTCGGGCGCTAAGGTGCAGTATTACCGGCTGATGCTGACGACGCCGGAGCTAGAACACCACCTCAATTGGGGCACCCCGGCTCCGGCTGCGTCTAACGTCGTGCCGTTCCCGCCGGCGGCCGAATGATCTGGCGCATTTTCCCCGTCGTGTTCTGGCTAACGGTGCTCCTCGTCGTCATGGTGAGTTGCTGGCATGACTAGATATATCGTTAAGGAAGAGATAGGCGGCTACGAATATGTTATCGAAGCCGATAGCCTTGAGGAAGCTGTAAAGATCGCCAACGACCGGGTTGAAGAGCAGATAAAACAAGGCCGCTACAAGGATACCCCCCGACGTAAATCAGGAGAGCCGGGCCTGCACAGCCCGGCTCTCACTCCCCGCAAGTGACTTGGACCGTCTACGGGAAGTTTACCGCTTTGGCTCGGCCGTCGGTGGCAAGCCTTGGTTTGGTCGCGGCGGCCGGCCACCCGGCAACTCGTTGCCGACCTGCAAGGTCAGGTCGACCGCGACATAGCGCCAGCCGACGCCGGGGATACCGGCGACGATCCAGAACTGCCCATCGGGTAGGTCTTCCCCGAGCGGCGGCCACACCGCGCCCGGCGGCGGCTTAGTGGTGGCGTCGGGCGGGATCGGCGCCCACGGGTGGTTGAAAGACGGCGGCGGCCAGATACCCGGCGGCGGCTCCGGTAAGGTGCCGCCAATAGGCGGCAATCCACCGGGCAGAGAGTTATCGGGGCGTTCGCTACCGGGGTGACCGTAACCGGGGTCGACCGCACCGGCGGTCTCGCGAACGTGGATCGGCGAGTTGCTGTAGGCTACATAGGCCATGAATTATCCTTTACGAGTTAGGTAGTCGATAGCTGCGGACAATAGCGCCGGGCTATCCTTTAAGGAACCGATACCGGCGTTACAACGGTGGCAGAGAATGCCCCGTACTTCTCCAGTGGTGTGGTCGTGATCGACTTATGGGCCGTGAAGCCCCCAATTGTCCGTCCGGCAGATCGCGCACTTCTTACCCTGTGCGATTAGCAATAGCTGAAACGCAAGTGGCTCTAAGCTATATAGCTTTCTAAGATTAGACGCTCTGTCATAAACCTTCATTCTGTCAGGGTATTGCGCTCTATACTTCTTATGACGAACGCGTTTGCACTCATAGCAGTACGTGTCACCGTTCGGATAGACACGACGAGACGATTCCATGTCGTGCCCCCGCGAGCATACTATCTGCCTAGGAGCGCCCTTCATTTTTTCTTACTCTGCCCTGCTTCAGATAAGGCTATTGCGATGGCCTGCTTACGATTCTTGACGACCGGCCCCTTCTTCGAGCCGCTGTGCAGCGACCCGGTCTTGAACTCATGAAGAACTTTCCGGATTTTCGATTGGCCTTTCATAGGTCTCCCCTTCCGGGTCTATCGTCTTCCAATAGCCGGTCATGTCCGGGTGGAATGTATTACATTCCACGCACTCGATCTGGCCGTCGTCATAGAGCCAGAAGTTTTCACAGCCGCACTGGCACTGGTACACACGCGGCTCTGGCTTTTCCGGTTTTTTGAAATTCAGGACAGTCATTGCCTCCCCCGCACCAACAATAGGGTGACGAGACGTGTGCGCACTCGGTTGAGGATTCGCCTTCGCAGCAATAGGTTACGGTACTGCCGCCGCACATCTCGCATGGGTACGGATACCGTACGAAACCGTCACCGTGGCACGAGGGGCATATCACGATTCGCTGCTTCCAGTAGCTTCTGGGCATACAAACGCAAGGTGTTGCGGGTCACGCTGATCCGTAGCCATGTTTGTCCCCGATACATGTCGAGGTGAACGTACTCGCCGGTGCCCTCGTCGGAGACAACGAGGCGGCCGGGAATTGTTGGCTCCATGCCTACCATATCCCGCCCGAACAGTTCGAGCTGCTTCCACGATGTCATCGCATTGTAGGCAGAAAAATATAAAGGCCGAGCAGTAAGACCGCGATAAAAGCGAAATACACGTTGCTCGCCGAGAACGGCGCCATTGGCGGAATAGGCAAGATAGTTAGCAACCAAAGAAAGAGGGTTACGACAAATAAAATTTCAATAATCATGGCTCGATCCGCTCCTCGACCGGCAGGCGGTAGGCCATCGGTTTACTGCGACAGCCCGTGCACACGCCACTGGAATTGATCACCGGCGGACCGTAGGTGACCCAGCACCGCTCACCGCCTTTGCAGCGGCGCGGCCGAAAGGCCGCGCGTTCCTGCCGGTAACTAGCGAAGTGCTCTAACTCCGCCGGATCGTACTGGCGAGCTGTACGGCGTTCCATGGTTGAGATTATAGCTCCGCTTGCCCTTGAGGCGGAAAAAATTCCGGGGGTCAAGCTCCGCCGCCAGCATCTGCGCCTCTATCTCGCGGCAATAGGCTTGGTTCCGGGCGCGGTCGTAGTCGTCCATGTCGAACAGGTTGACATCGGGCGACACGGTTACTCCGGGAGTAATCACAGCCGGCGCCACTGCTTCGACTCGCGGGCGTGCGAGCCGGGCTTTTTCATCTGCAGGTGGATGCCGGTGTACTCGATGTATTTGAGACGGGCGGCGTGCATCCACACCGCGCCCCAGGCGTTGGGCTTATGCGGCTCGCCAATCTTTGGGATGATGTACGGCTTGATGTCTTCGCCGATACCGACCCAGCCCGGCGGCAGTTGGAACACTTCGGCCACCGCAGCCTGGTGCCACGCGCTTCGGCCCGCCTTAGATACCAACGACAGGCCGGTATCACGCAGGATTTCCCCATAAGAACGGCCGTGCAGCATGTGACTTCTCCAGGTTTATTGTCGAGCGAACCTAGTCCAGTTCTCCATTAGCGGTACTTCGCGCCGCGACACGCCGCGCATACCCGCAAGATTTGGTTGCGCGTTGATAATCGCCTGCTCTCGTATCCGGGCCTGGATCGCCTGTCCAGTGATTCGTTCAGCCGGTTCGGCGATAGAGTTGTAGCGGTAGATTTTATCCATCACTGACTTGCGGTCAGCGGCAGGGGTTCGGATGAACTCGTCGAGGATCGCGCGCTTGGCAGCGTCCGAAACCTTGTTAACCACGTCTATCGTGGCGCGAACATTACGTGCATCACTCGCGGTTTTGGGGATAAAGCCTGCCGCCTTGGCGATCAACTCCGCCGTCGAGAACTGCTCCGGCCGGGCGATAGTCAGGTCGCCCTTAGCTGTCTTCAACCCCTCGGTCCCCCATTGGTACGCCTCGATGGGGTCCCTGACGATGCGCGGCATCAGCTTGGCGACGGTCTCGGGGCGGAAGTCGCCCTTCATCATGTTAAATACCGACGCGGCCATCCCGGCGGCATTATCGGCCGACGGTCCTAGCATCTGGATGGCGAAAGACAGCGTGCCTTCCTTGTCGTGGGTCCGCCATTCCGGCACGCCGAGGAGGTTGGTAAACTGCAAAGACCGGTGCGTGTCGATCCCGGCCGCCATTGGCAGCCCATAGGCGATTACGTCGGCGACACCCTTACCAGCGATGTCTTTCGCTATGTTGCGTGACTGGACTTCCCACTCCCGGTTGGTGTGTGGGTCCTCACCGTGGAGGAAATCCCACAGTCCCAACCCAGCCATCATCGGCAACGAGCCGAACACCGCGCCGCCGACGCCGGTCCACAACATGTGCTGCATGTGCAGAAGGGCTAGGGATTTACGGGCTTGCGAACGTATCTCCGGGTTCGCATCGCGCAGGCTCTTAGCGATCAGGTTTGCCTGCACGCCCAGCATGTGCAAGCCGAACTGGCGGAACTGGGTCGTCACTGGAGCGAGCTTACCCAGAGTACCCTGCGGCGTCGCCAGCCTGGATTTCTGGTTGTAGTCCGGCATCGAGTCGCGGGCGATCTGCTCGGAATATTTGAGCGCCTCTGCAGCGTTATGGCCATTCTTGTTGAACTCGGTCACAAAAGCCGCCTTGGCGATGGCAAATCTCATACTGCTATCGGCGGCATGCTCACCGGCACTGAAGACATCCATCGCCCGAGCGATGTAGCTGTGTCCGGCCATATACCCCTGCGGCCCGGCCATGCGGCGCATCTCGCGGGTGCGCGACTGGTTGACCATGTTGGTACGGTCCAGCATATCGGCGACGAGGTCAGCGTTTTCCGGCGAGATATCCCCGGCATTGCGCATCCGCTCCCGGTAAAACTTCAGCGTGTCCCAGTTGACCGCGCCCATTTCGTTCTTGATGGCGGCCCAGGCATCGCGACGAAAGACCCCTAGCGTGGTGCCGGTCATCTGGGCCATCGCCTTGGCGACCGCGTAGTTAGACGCAACCACTCCATGGCGGCCAGCCATCAACCCGGAAGCCGCCGAGTGCGCGCCGGCCGTGTTCATAAAGAAATGCGCCGGGCGTATCAGCGAGCTTGCGACGGTCCAACTGGTCAGTGCACGCGACCCGTTGCCAATCATATCGGCTGATGTGTCGCCATCCGCCGGTATCTGGCGCTTGCGCAGTTCCCGCACCCCGGTCTCGGCAAGGGCAACCTCTAGCTCGCTCGCACCGGAGTGGCGGAACTGTTGGTTCTCGTGCTCGGCCTGGAACAGGGTGCGGTTGACCTCGACGCCGTGCTTCAGATGCCCCATGCGGGCATTGTGGGCGAGGTAGTCGCCCATCAATGTGCGGGCGTAGTCCTCGGTGGCACCCCGGATACCCTCGCGCCGCATTGTATGGGTGGCAGCGCGGATACCCTGCTGGATTAGCTGGGTAGCGTAGAGGTCCTTGATTATCTCAGCACGGTCGCCGGTAATGCCGCCGGTCTCCAATGCCCGGTCGAGCGTACCAAGCGCCTGCGCCGGGTTCTGGAACAGCTTATTCGATTGCATCTGGGATTTAGTAAAGACCTGGGACACGTCGGTACGTTTCGGTATGCCCTTCTCCACGTTACCCCGGTGCAATTCATCCTTGCGGGTTTGGGCTGCGGTGACCGTCTCGAAGTGCTCAACGCCATAACTCGACGGCACCTTTGGGTCGCCATAGCTGACAATGTACTCGCCGTTGCGCCGTAATCCGAAATAGTCGCCGTCGACAAACCCGAGGCGCTGGCTCTCGGCAAAGACCTTTGCCAAGGCTGCCTTGTTCCCTAGTAACGGACCGATAGGCGTCGCCTCCGCCCGGTCGATCACGTCCAGGATACCCTGGCGGGTGCGCATCTGGTTTTTGATGGCAAGGCGCTCGGCCGGAGTTGACTCCTCGAAGGTCGTCTCGACAAACTCCTCGATCTTGGCTTCCCGGTCGGCTCGGTGCCACTCATCGCGCAGTGCGTTGTGCTCACGGTAGATTTGCTGCGCCGCTTGGGGCAGATCGTCGAAGCGGCGTTGCAAGGCGGCCTGCTCCCGAAGTTGTTCGGGAGTGGTCAAGTGCGCGTTGCGGGCAGGGTCGATCACCGACATGCCGGCGTACTGCACCTCACTCATCAGGTTGGATATCTCACGGACATCCGGCGACTCGCGTAGCTGGTTAGAGAGCCGGTTTGTTTTGTCCATAGCCGACTCGGTGATCGGCTGTCCGTTATTGTCGTAGGTGGTGATCTGCCGTACCGCCTCCGCGTCGGACGCATTCTTGACGCGGTCTATCGCATCGCGGTGCGCCGTCACCGACGGGATGTACGGCTTAAGCATATCGTGGATCGCCTGGAGGTTGCCCCCCTGGAACGCACCACGCAGGAGCAACCGTCCTTTGGGGTCGGCGAAATTCTTAGCGGCGTCCTTGATACGCTTCATACTGGCGGCGGTCCGTTGCGACTCCGGACCAATCACGTCAAAGTTATTGCGGGCGATGGTCCGGGCTTCAGTGAGATGCTCAGGGCGGAACTTAGCGCCGGTCTCAAGAACCTCGGTCAATGGCCGCATCGCGTAGTCGAGCACCGAGTCGAGGCGCTCAGGCACCCCAAAAATACTGCGGACGATCCGTTTGAAGCCGTCCCAAATCGATGCCTTCGACGATATCCCCATACCGACATTGTCGAGTGCCTGTCGGAAACGGTGGCTAGCGGTCTCACGCGATAGGATGTTGTAAACTTCCGGCTGGGTTAGGAGTTGCGTCGCCAGTTCGTGCGGACCCCTCACATTGTCGGCGTCGTACTCCCGCAGCGCGTACTCCAGACCCTCAGCTTCGGCAAACGACCGGCTAAGATTACCCTCGTCTAAAACCCGAGACACTTCAGAACGGATTGATTCTAGTGCGGTCTTATGAGCAAATTCACGAGGAGTGAGAAGCACCTCGGGTGTCTCATACAAATGCGTAATATAGTCCAGCGTGCCCCGATGCACGGTTTCATGCAGTAGCGTCACCGCCCCACTACCGTCTGCCCGTGCTGCCTTGGTATCCACATAAATTTCACGAGCGACCGGGTCGTACAGCCCTACCGCCCTATTATCTATGCGTCCTTCACCTTGACGCACCTTAGTCTCCGGTATGACCCGCCGAAGGATTTGGGCCAGCTCAGTCATTTGTGGTGTCGCGTGAGCGGCTATCGAGTTAGCGATAAAATCGTCCAAGATTTTATGCAGGCTTGCTCCAGCCTCACCGGCTCGCTCAACGTGCTGCAGAATAGGCTCATTGACTGCGCCCAGTTTAGACATAGCTTCTGCGGTGCGAGCACTGCGGGGGGTAGCGTAGGACTCAACACCTTTAATCTTTTCGCCGCGCTCTAGTGCTTCTATCTGCGGCAGTATCTCAGTCAGCCGCGCCCGCTCATTGCTGACACGCTGATAATGCTCAAGCTGTTTGGTAAGGCTGTCGAGAATCCTTTCGATGCGTGCGCTCGCTGCTGCACTGGCTGCTTGCAGTTCGGGAGTGGTGGTGCGCGACTCTTTGCTGGTCTTAGCCAGCCGCTCCGCTGTCGCGTTGAGCGTGGTGCGTATGTCCGCTGCGGCGTCGGTTGTCTCGACGGCCTCTAATTCCTGGCGAATGTACTGCGACAGTTTCTCGACGTTCGGCTTGGGTCCGGGGGTACCAGGCTTACGCTCGCCGAATTCCTTGATGGCCCTGGCAAGGTCCATCCCCCGTTCGAGAATGTGCTGCACAATAGATTGCGCCCGACGGGTGGATTCCAGCCCCGGCGTGACCGCGAGCGGATTTCTTGTCAGTTCTATGTGCTGCGACACCCGCGCTATCTGGCCGGAGGTCGGGGTTAATTTCGTGTGATCGCGGCTCTCCTTCCGCGCCCCTGTCTGCATCTTGCTAGGCTGCTTACTAGGCTGCGCCGGAGCAGCACGTGCCGGCATTTCTTCGCCTTCGCCCATCGTGAATGCGCCGGCCTTGGTGCGCGTAGTTGCGCCTTCAGTTTCAGTCTCAGTTTCTGTGCGCAACTCCTCGGCCGGCTTTGTTACACGCGCCTCCGCGCGTTGCTTGGCTTTATCAGTGACGCGCTTCACCCGAGCCTCAGCCTCGGCCTTGCGATCCGCGATGATCTGTTCGGCGGCCTCGCCCGCCTTTAGGGCCTTCGCCTTAACCTCGGCTGTCTTAGCTACACTAGCTTCCTTGCCAGCCAAATCGTTGCGCGCGTTGACGATGTTCTTACGGCGGGCCGAGCTGATCTCGGCCTTGGAGGCACCAAGCTCAGTCAGTCTCTGGATAATCTGCTCGCGGTTTAACTTAACCGGAGCAGTAGGTGTTTCTGCTTTCGGTGTCTCAGGCACCGCATCCCGACCACTCGCCGCCGGCTCAACCTTCGCGGCTTCGGCCGGCGGCGCCTTTTCCTCCGCTGAAACAAGTTGCTCTTTTGTTCCCGTTACGGCTGGTTTCGCCTCTTCTGCCGGTACCTCTTCGGTAACCCCGCCTCGTCTTGTTACAGCCGCCTCGGCTTCGCGCAACGTAGGCCCAGTACCCTGGTTGATCTGCCGCCCCGCCGGCTGCGCCGCCGGCTCTTCCGTCATGCGCGGCGCGGCTGTCGCCGCGACCTGATCGGGATGGCGCTCGCGCGCAAATCTCAAAGCCTGCTCTTGTGAATCGCCAACGGAAATCACGTTACCGTCGGCGTTCTTCACGACGTAGCCGGGGCCAGTGTGGTCGCGCTCGAACGTCCACCCCTCGGCGGTCTTCAGCCCGAGGAGGTCTTGCTGGCCTTCTTCCTGGGTTGGTCGACGGTCTTGCTGCGTCTCGGGTTCTACCAATCGGCCGATGGGGCTTCTGGCCCCGGTGTCTCGTTCGGCGCGCCGCGCGGTTTCGAGCACCGGCGCGTTCATCGGGACCCGCGTACCGCCGACGCTGACGTCTTCCGTGCCCGGCAAGCCCATCTGCGGGCCGCGTACCTCACCTGTCGGAGTTCTGAATAAATCCGGCTGCAGGGCGAGGTCGGTTACTTCGGGAGTAACCTCTGCCGGCTCTGGCCCCACTCGCCCGATGGGGCGGGCGGCTGCGCCTATCGAGGTAGCCCCGTCGTCTACGAAGGGCGCGCCCTCCGGTATGCGTTGACCGCCAATCATCCGGGCCGGGGTTTCAGCCCCGCCTTGCAGCGGTAATTCTGTTTGCGGACCGCGCACCGGCGCGCCGGGAGTCGGCGGCTCGAACCCTGGTAGTTCCGGCTGGACCGGAGGCGCCGTCGGGGGTGTATAGGTTTGGTCGCCCAGCGGTTGACGACCTGGGCCGGTGATGTCCGGCAGACGCATCTGCTCGCCTTGTACCGGCGGCCGTTCGCCGGCACCACCCACCAAGGGAAGATTCATCTGCCCACTAGGATCGATTGGCGGCGGTCGCGTACCAGTACCAGGAGGTAGCGGCAACTCGCCTTGCTGACCTAACGCTAGCTGCTGTTCTTGCGTGACTCCGGGAGTAGCCTCGGGGGTGGGCTGACGACCACTGAGACCTCGATGGATCGCCCGGCCAAATGCGTCAAACGCGATATTGGGGATAGCACTTACCGCAGCTTCCGGCACACCCTCACCGATAGGCTTACCCTCGGCGACATTACCGGCGACCTGACCCGCTACTGAGATTGCCGGTTGTCCAACAGCCTGTACGCCTACCTGCAAGGGTATCCCGGCGGTCTTCGCAACCGTCTGGCCGGCGGCGTCAACCACCGACTTGGTCATCATGTTCTTGAGCACTGATCCAAGCGGCTTACCCACGATGAAAAATGCTATGGATGCTGCTGATACCCCAGAGGCTTTAGCGGCTTCGATCTGCGCAGTGCTCCAGGCTTTGTCGATAGCTTCCGGCGTCGGGTTATCTTTTATCTTCTCAAGCTCGTAGGCGTAGGCTGTGCCAATGGCTTGGATTGCAGCGACGCCGCCAGTACCTGTAGCCGCACCAACGACACCGCCGACAGGCCCACCAACCGCTGTGCCGACAGTGCCGCCAAGGATCATCCCCGCCAGTTCCGGCGCGCTCTTGGACAAGCCAAATATCATTTTTTTAGTGAGCAGGGCTGGGTCTTTCACGTCCTTTAGTTCGAACGGCTTCTCGAACTCGGCCTCTTCTACCTTACTGGTCTTGGGCTTCTGGCTCTTGAGGACATC